GCTGCCAGACACAAGAAGAGTTAAGTTGGTTTGCAGCCACAGGAAGAGGCACGCTCTCGCGCGTGTGTTATGGATTTCTAGATTGATTAAACACAATGCCAACACTTTTTGTTTAATTAAACTAGCAATACCAACAATTACTTACGGTTATGTTAACCAATAGACAAACGATTTGCATATAAAAAGTCGTTTTTGCGTTTAAAAATCAAGACTATCGCCAAAAATCTTGGCGCGGTTTGTAGTTGTATTGTCATTGGGAGTTTAAGACACTCACACACAGAGAGACACTATGAAAAAGAAACCAGATATTAAAACAGAATTAGCCAGCTTAGTATTCGTTGATAAAGAAACAAATGCTATCGTGGTTCATATACACGGATTTGAAACGCCAAAGGTGGCATCAGACTTTGCAAGCTATATGCTAAAGAACTCAGGCATGAAGTATGAAGAAGCCAATGATTGTTTTGAAGAGCTGCCAACAATACACTAATGCATATTGAGATACCTTATACGCCTAGACCGTTTCAGCAAGAGCTGCACGATTTATTAGATCAGCATAGATTTGCAGTGCTGAACTGCCATAGACGTTTCGGCAAAACAGTTTGTATTTTAAACCACTTAATCAAAGCGGCTCTTACAAACCCATTGCCAAACCCTAGATTTGCGTATGTGGCTCCAACGTATAAGCAAGCTAAAAGTATTGCTTGGGATTACATAAAACAATTTACGAGTAAAATCCCAGGGGTCAAATACAATGAGACAGAACTTAGATGTGATTTACCAAATGGGTCGCGTGTAACATTATTATCAAGTGAAAATGCGGAAAGCATTAGGGGTATATTCCTAGATGGGGTCTGCATAGATGAGACAGCGCAGGTAAACCCTAAACTTTGGAATGAAATTTTAAGACCCGCATTATCAGATAGAAAAGGGTTTTGTTATTTTATAGGTACACCAGCTGGAATGAATAATTTTTTTTATGAAATTCACCAGCACGCGGTCAAAGATAAAAGTTGGCTCGCCTATACGGCTCCTGTATCGAAAACAAATATTATCGATCAAGAAGAACTCGATGCAGCAAGAGCGCAAATGGGAGATAATAAATATAAGCAAGAGTTTGAATGTGATTGGATTGCAAATATTGAAGGGTCGGTTTACGGAGATATTATTAAAAAGATTGAACAAGAAGATAAGTTTACCGTACTTGAATATGACCCAAGCTTATTAGTTAATACAGTCTGGGACATCGGCGTTGGGGATGCTACATCTATAATCTTTTTTCAGCAACTCGGTAATACCGTTAGAATTATAGATTACTACGAAAACAATCGTGAAGGCTTACCGCATTATGTAAACATTATAAAACAAAAAGAATATGTTTACGATAAACATTACGCACCACACGATATAGAAGTTACAGAATTTAGCCTGGGTAAAACCAGAAGGGAAGTTGCTTATCAATTAGGAATAAATTTTTATATTTTACCTAAGCTACCCCTGGAGGATGGGATCCACGCTGCTAAAATGATTTTACCAAGATGTTATTTTGATTTGGATAAAACAAAACACTTGGTAGATGCTTTGAGACATTATCATCGTAGGTATAACGAAAAGATGAGAATGTTTCATAATAAACCCGTGCATGATTGGTCAAGCCATGCTTGCGATGCTTTTAGGTATATGGCGATTGCAATAGATGAATTGCCAAGCCAACAGAATATCAGTAAGCGATATCAAACTGCGGATAATGAATACAAAATATTATAGGAGACAACATGAGTTTTTTAACACCAAAAATGCCAGCACTTCCACCACCACCACCAGAGCCTACGCCACCGCCTAGCTTTGAGGATCAGGAAAGAGAAGCTGCGGCAACAGCAAAACAAGAAACTTTAGATAGAAAAAGAAAAGGCAGAAAGTCAACGATCTTAACAAGCTATCAAGGCTTACAAGATGATGATTCTGTCATTTCTAAAAAAACATTATTAGGGAGTTAACATGGGAGGATTTAGAAAACCATCACCACCTGCACCACCACCACAACCCCCAAAACCAAAACCAATGGTACAACCAACGGAAGCAGAATATACGCAATCTAGTGCAGCAGATGCAAACCTAGATGTGAAAAGAAGAGGCAGACGTGCAACAGTTTTAACTGGATCGTTAGGCTTATCAGATAGAGCTGAAGTATCGAAGAAAACATTATTAGGAGGATAAATGGCACATAATCCAAAATCAAAAATGGCGATTGATCGTTACAATACTTTGAAAGTAGAACGTCAAACATGGGAAAGCCACTGGCAAGAAGTTGCTGATTATTGTTTACCAAGAAAAGCAGATATTACAAAATCAAGATCCAAAGGAGATAAAAGAACAGAGTTTATCTATGATGGAACGGCAACACATGCTTTAGAATTATTGGCTGCATCTTTACATGGGATGCTTACAAATACAGTATCACCTTGGTTTTATTTAAAATATAAAAATGATGAATTAAACAAAGAAGATGAAGCGGTTGAATGGCTTGAGAATTGTACTCAAGTTATGAACCAGGCTTTTAATCGATCCAACTTTCAACAAGAGATATTTGAACTTTACCATGATCTGATTGCTTTTGGTACAGCTGCACTATTTATTGCTGAAGATAAAGATAATGATTTAAGATTTAAAAATTTACATATTTCAGAAATTTATATTACAGAAAATGAAAAAGGTTTTGTTGATAGCTTAACCAGGCATTTTAAAATGCAAGCAAGAAACTTACCTAACCAGTTTCCTGATGCTGTATTACCGCCAGAGCTTGTAAAAAAAATTGAAAAAAATCCTTACGATAGAGTAAATATAATTCACTGCATCCATGCAAACCCAGACTATTCTGAAACTAAAAAGTTTGTATCGCATTATGTTCACGAGGATAGCGGAACTTTATTATCCGAAGGTTTCTTTGCAGACTTTCCTTTTGCTGTACCAAGATATTTAAAATCGTCAAATGAGATTTACGGTAGATCACCAGCGATGAATGCACTTGCAGATGTTAAGATGTTAAACTTAATGAGCAAGACAAGTATTAAGGCTGCGCAAAAACAAATAGATCCACCTTTAATGGTACCTGATGATGGTTTCTTAATGCCAATTAGAACCGTGCCAGGTGGTTTAAATTATTATAGATCAGGAACCAGGGATAGAATTGAACCAATGAATATTGGAGCAAATAATCCTGTAGGTATTCAAATGGAAGAACAAAGAAGGGATGCGATCAGACAAAACTTTTTTGTAGATCAGTTAATGACAAACCAGGGAGCAACGATGACAGCAACAGAAGTCATTCAGCGTAACGAAGAAAAAATGAGAATACTTGGTCCCGTGCTAGGTCGTTTACAATCTGAGTTGTTACAACCTTTAATTACAAGATCATTTAATATTTTAAATAAAAATAAAAAGTTTTTACCTGTACCTGAAATGTTAGGTGAAACGGATATTGAAATTGAATATGTATCACCGCTTGCTAAAGCTCAAAAAACTGGAGACTTACAAGCATTGATGAGAGGAATTGAAATCTTTGGTTCGTTACAACAAGTATCACCTGTTATGGATTACTTAGATACTGATAATATGGTTCAATACATTAAAGAAGTTTTAGGTATTCCAGCTAAAATATTAAAATCAAGATCTCAAGTTGAGCAAATAAGATCAGAACAAGCACAGCAACAAATGATGCAAGCAGAAATGCAACAAGAAATGCAACAAGCGGAGATCGCAAATAAAGCTGCACCGATGGCTAAAGTTTTAAATGAAAGCAATTAACGACAATATAAAACTCTATCAAAGAATTTTTAAATCTGAAGATGGCGAGAAGCTATTAGAAGATTTAGAAAAACGATGCAATGTCGAAAGCACATCTTTTTCTAAAGATCCTTACGAAACTGCATTTAGGGAGGGTCAACGATCAGTGATCCTTTATATAAAAAACATACTCAAACAAAAACCAGGAGGAAAAAATGAGTAGTGAAAACCAGGTAGCGGAACAGCCGATATTATCGACAACTCAACCGTCTGAGCCAGCTACATTAGAAAACACTCAACCCGTACAGGTTGATTGGAAAGAGTCTTTACCAGATGAGTTAAAGGCTGAAAAAACATTGGAGAGTATTAAAGATATACCTTCATTAGCAAAAAGTTATATTCATGCACAAAAGCTAGTAGG